CCGTTAACAAGTGTTAGTTTGGTAGTAGTTGCATCTGCTTTAAATGTACCACTAGATTGGTGATAGTACACTATTGAGTTGTCTACTGCACTGCTTGATTCAATAGTAGTCGAAGCTCCTTGTGGCCCTTGCGTAGCTACTGTGACAACAGAAGTTTCCCCATTGACAGTAACTGTATTTTTAGAAGTCGTAATGTTTACAGAGGTCATGCTGTTGTGTAACCTTCACTTACAGTTATTGTACCTTCTAAATAATATTCTCTCAAGCCGTTTCCATCAACTAAAAGAACGTCATAAGCTAAAGTATTTGGTGCAAAAGTAGCAGTTTGTTCATCAGTAAGAGTAATACTGACCGAACCTGCTGTTCTATCTGTATAAGTTGTAGTAAAATCTGCATATTTTGTAGTGCGTGTCTCCTCCCAAACTTGTGCTGCAACAGTAAATCCTGTCAAATTGATTGGGTTATTATTATTATCTTTAAAGAGTAAAGGAATTGAATGATCTGCTCTTCTTTGAACTGTAAAATTATATGTTCCAGGTTGTATTGCCATTAACTTCCCTCCAGTGCAGCGACTTTAGTTTCTAATGTTTCTATCTTAACAACTGCTTCTTGTAATGCTGCTACAAGTAAAGGAACTAATTTCGATTCATCTATAGATTGATATACAGGATCACCTTTTTTAACACCACGCATATCATCATCTGCTGGTTCAACTTGGTCTTTTGTACCTATTACGGCTTCTGGTACTGCGGTTACCTCATGTGCCAAAAAACCATCAACTGTTTTTGAACTGTCAACTTTCCAATTAAATCTATAAGGTTTTAAAGTTTTTAATCTTGTAATTCCATCTGAAATACTAACAACATTTTCCTTTAATCTATAATCTGAATTTGTTGCATAATTTGTTGTAGTACCATTAACAGCAATTCCTCCGAGTGCTGTTCCTTGCCCAGAAGATCCAGTATTCCATTGTATTTCTAAAATATTTCTATAACCGCTAGCAGGTAAGGTGCTTGAATTTGCAGCATCTAATAATTGAATGAATAAAGGAGTACCCCAGTTGTATTGATTTTTTACAAGTGCTAAACCATTAAAATTTGACCCATTTACATAAAATGTAGCACCAGTAGTTGTTAAAGAATTAGTAATACTTCTACCATGAGTAATTAAACTGCCATCAGATAAAAAACTCCATCTTTCTGTACCACCTGTAGATACACCTAATTCATTAGCTCCACTTCTAAACAAACCAGTATCAGTATCAGTATCAAAACCTAAAGCTGGTGCAGCAGCAGTTCCAGCATCATCAGCTAAAAGTTGACCTGTTAAAGTACCACCTGTTTTTGGAAGTAAACCTAAGTTTGGTTGATCTATATTTCCAACAGTTGTAAAACCAGTTGTTGATTTTTTTATTTTTAAATCTTTCGTATCACTTCTTAAAAACCACATCCCTTGTACAGTTTGACCCGCAGATAAATCACTTGTCTCAGCATTTAAACCTTGCAAAGCTAAAAAACAAGCTTCTATGTCTTGCCTTACTGCTTGGCCTGATGCATTCTCAATATTAAAATTTGCAACTGATAAACCCATACAAACAAAAAATTAATCTTATTCTACACTTTTTTACCATAACCAACAGCTAAATAGTTAAACTTCCTAATTTGCGTTGCACCTGCTGCATTTTTAAAGTGAACTGTAAATCCAGTACCACTAATATTTGTTAATTCAAAAAAATCACCAGTTGCCATGTTTTGTGCAGAAATATTAACTATAGGTTTTGGAATACCTGTAATAGAAGTTGTTCCGACAAAAAATGCATTTTGAAAAGTAATGTTAACTGCGGTTGCAGTTCCTGTTCCATCATTATTAGTATCACTAGATAATTCATCTGACTGCTCAGATCTCACTGGCATTTCTGCCCTATAACCAACTTCTTGAATAACTACATTTTGTGCAGTATCGGTGGTTTCTAATAAAGCTTGAAATTTAAATCCTCTGCCTGTAAATGATCCATTGGAAAATTCTGCAAAATTTGTATATGTAGCTGAAGCACTACTTGGATTATCAGTTGTTGTTTTTACAAATACTTTACCAATTGCATTTTCTGCTAAAGTTCCATCCCAATCAGGGAAATCATTAACAAGTCCAACTCTGTCATCCCATAAAGCTGATGGATAAAAACCAGCACCTCTTATAAGTCTTTTCAAGGATAAATTATAAGTACCTTCTAAATCTAAAGTGCTTGGAAAATCATAAGTTCCATTTAATCCTTTTGCTACGGTAACAGTGCCTGACAATGTAGCACTTACAGTTGTAACCACTGTAAAGCTATTTGCATTTGTAACAGAAGCTATAACATAATTACCACTTCTAGGACTTTGCCTATTAACAAAACCAAAAGTAAATTGTTTTGTTTGACCAACAACTAAACCATGAGAAGTTATGCTGCAAGTAATAGTTGTACCTGATTGACTATATGTTCCTGATAATACAGTTCCAGTATTAGAAATTATTAAGCCACCTCTTGCTGTACTGTATTCAGTATTACTAAATAAACTCGAAGTAGTATTGTTAAAAGGCGGTGAGTCATTATGTTCTTCATCTAATTTTACTAAAAATTCATCAAAAATATCTACTGTTGCTAATTCAACTCTTGCCGCAGTAGGACTAAAATTTTCTGTATCATCTTGAAATTTTACAAGATAAGTCCCTGCTAAAGCTGGAACAATTATTTCAGTAGCATTACCAGGTGCTGCTTCTACAATGTTCTGCCCAGATGCAAAAGTAGCAGCATTACCAGTCTCAGCAGTATGTCTTACGAATACAGAACCACCATAAAGAACGTCAATAGAACTAGATTGAGTAAAAGTTAATCTTGCTAGTCTCTCATCAATAACCTCAATAGCTAAATTTAAAACGTCATCAGGTACACTTGATTTACCCTCAGTAGATATAGTGCCAGCTAATGGTGATGCTGATAATTTACCGCTTCCACTTACAGAATAAATTTCAAATTCAATAGTTCCTTTTGTCGTATCCATAATCTCAAAATCATTACTTACGACATTCGTGGATATAAAATTACCCACATTACCATTTTCAGATATAATCCTATGATTTACTTGATAAGAAGACGGACCTTGTGGTTTTTCATAAGTTGTTCCGTTATCAGCAAAAAATGATTTTGTAGGTTCTTGCCAACTAACAATTAACCTAGCTCTTGCAATACCATTAATAACAACTACTGTTTCCTCTGATGATAAATTTGATGGTGGATTTAACGAGGTACTTAAGAGAGAAATATTTCTATCAGGTAAAGCTATATTTGACTCAATATATGCATACTTTCCTTCAACATATTTTAATCCTGTAATTGCATAATTGATACCATCTTGTTCTTGAACTTCTACAACTCTAAATAACTGTGTTTGCAATGTATCACTTGTAAGCAAATAAGGCGAACCTACATTTGGAACTGCGGAAAGTGCTGAATTTAAAGATAAAACACCATTAGATTCGCTTGACACATTTCTTGTCTCCACAGTTCCATCAGGCATAGTAACTAAAATTTTTAAAATACTAGATAAACCAGGACCTGAAGTAACTCCACTAGATGTATGTGTAAGTAATGTTGAATCTTTTGCATCTATAGTAATAGAAGTTGTTGTCGCAGCTACTACACGACCACCTCTTCTAGCTCCTGATCTAACTGGGTCATTAACCTCAATAACTGCACCTGGTCTTACAACTAATCCAGAATCAATAGAAGTTGTAAATGAAACTGTCTCTGTTTCGTGTTCTTCTGCAAAAAGAATTGCTCTACCAAGTCTTGCTGCTTGATTACGAGAAGTACAAGCAAATGCCTGTACTTTTTTTACAGAAGTTCCAAACTTTGCTTTTGCCGTTGTACTTTCTACGACCTCGCTGTCAATTTCTTTTGAGTCCATATTGAAGTAACTAACAACTACAACAGAATGACGTTGTTTAAAACTACTTCCTTGATAGTTAAATCCTTCTTCGCCAACATTTGCAAGATTAAAAAGATAAGTTGGATCAGTTGCTTCATCACGAGCAAGACTGATACTTCCAGCAGACCATATAGGCATACACCTCATTACTCCAGCTAATTCATTTATTGCTGCAAATGCTTCTTTTGGACTTTGAATATTTACGTTACAGCTAAACCTTGGCTCGTCAATATTACTATTTGAACCATCATCTACCAATTCATTTGCAAACTTAGAAGCTCCAAAAAAACTAAACAAATCAAGATTTGCAAATAAATCTGAATCACTTGGGCTTGCAGCATTGTAATCAGGTGCTAAATGATTACCTAGCCCATATCTTTGGTTTGTTAAAAGGTCGAGAAGTATCATCGCAGGGCAAGTTGTCCATGTTGCAGCTTGCATCGTTCCGTTAAAAATATAACCATTTGGATAATGTATAAATCCAAAGCTTGATACAGTACCTAAACCTAAAGCAGTGGCATCTGCTTGATTTTTAACTACAGATGGTGTACCAGAATTATTTGCACCAGCACCTGGTATTCTCACTTTTATACCTCTTATTTTATAAACCCTCTTTGGAATAGAACTAAAAATCTTACTGTCAAATCTTAATGCTGTATATGCACTATTTAGATATCTTTCTGATCTGTCAATAACTCTTTGTATAAAAGAAAATTGAAAAGTATCTCTCATGAAACCACTTACATCAGCATCATCAGTAATTCTTTCAACTCTTATATCTACAGGAAAAGTAGCTCCAGTCAAATCTATTCTGTGTTCTCTTGAGTAAGGATCAGCAGATCTTCCAGATACCGTTGTATTTATTCTCTCTGTAAAAGATGATTGACCACTATATTTATGAGAAATTTTATATTGTACTGTAGTTCCAAGAATATCACCTTTGTCATTTTGGAATTGCAATTCAGGCCAAGTTAATGTGACTATAACAGCATCACAAGATTGACTTATTTGTTTTGTAATTCCAACTCCTGATGATTTTGTAACATTTGCTGTTGAAACTGCTAGAGGACTAGCAATTGTAATAGGCATTCCAGTTATTGCTGTTTGTGCGCTAGTTCCTTCTTTAAATTTAAAAGTGACATCTTTAAAATTAAAATCAGTAGCTGCTGGATTAGCATTATTAGCATTAGAACTCAAAACAGGTGTATCGTTTAGAAAAACATCTTTCAAAGCTGCATTATTATAAGCAGTTGATGTTTTATCTGTAATACCTGCTATCGAAGGAGTAGAAAAACCTTCAATTTCCCCTTCAGAAATTAAGTCTTGTACCGTAGCAAATTGACGGCTATGTAAAGTATCAGGATCAACTTGTGGTTTACTACCACCCCCTCCTCCAAAGAATCCACCCGAACCTCTAATAATTTTAGAATCATTTTTCATAACTATGCCTCCACTTGATTGGTGTCAACTGCTGCACTGATAGCAATACTACCTGTCATAACCTCACCATAAACTATTGGAACGCTAGTTCCAGCACGACTTGTATTTTGCAGACCACTAAAATTAAAAGATAAACGTGGATCTTCTGAAAAATCATCTTCTGGCATTGGAAATAACATATCAGTTACTCCACCTAATACTAAAAAAGCACCAATACCAACCATACCCTTTGCTAAAATACCTGCTTTTGCAATGCCAAAACCTCCTTTTATACCAGCTTTAAGTGATAATCCACCACCTAAACTAGCTGGAACCATAAATGATAAACCAATTAAAGCAGCACCTAATAGTATTTTTCCAAAACCTCGTCCAGCACCAGAAATGACAGGAACAAAATGTATATCTTCTTGTCCTGTTGGGTAGTGTATCTGATCCTCAGAAATATCGTAATTACCAACTTTTACTTGATAATAATTAGGTGACATATAACTTTCTAAATTAGGAAAATTATTAATCAAAAAACTTACAGCTTGACTAACACTTTTTATTTCAACATCAAATTCTTTAAAACCAACAAATTCAGCTAATTTGCCATATAGCTTTATTTTACGAGACATAACGATACCTCTTTCCTGTACATTTTAATAACCATTCAGAGTAAGGTTCTCTACAAGATAGTCTATCGGTTAAATGATGAATAACATCACCTTGAAAAAATAATGCTACGTGATTAAGAGTTGGATACATAATACTCATTAATAGAACATCTCCATCCTCAAGTCTTTCATTATTCTGTAATTCTCTAAAGTTTGTATCATCTGCACATTGCTCAAATAATGGTTTGTCATTAAATTCTTGTGGTGTTAGTGGTCTTTCCCAATCCCTTAAATTTATATTTTTATTTTCTTTATACCAATCTCTCACTAAACTCCAACAATCAGTAACACCCCAAACCCATTGCCGACCAAGAAGTGGTGGCTTATATCCGCATGGCTCTAAGTAAGACCATTCTTGTGATGTAGGATTAACAATATACCAAGGCAAACCACTTGCTTCACAACTAACTTTATCTGCTTGACTAGGTGTAGGTGGATTTATAGGATGACTATGAAATATGCCTACAATATCACCTGCATTATCAGCTTTCAGATAGTCTTCTGGATCTAAAATAAAACATTGATGATCAGTTATAGCAAGATTGTTACAGGGATAATATTTTAATTTACCCCTAATATTTAATACAAGTCCTACGGCTTCTTTAGGATCTTGATCTTTAGCGTGTGATAATGCTTCTTTTTGCCAATTCATTATGAAAAAGTACCTAAAGCTGGAAATTCATCACGAGTTGCAGTGCGTTTAGGGATTTTTATTCCCATAAGATCTGTTGGTGCAGCAAGTTCAAATTCAACAACTTCTCTATTTTCTGCTGACTTACGATCTATACCATATATTTCTCTTGGAAACTCTGCTGTTGGATCAGCAGTTGAATTTTGTCCATCAGCAAAATTAGCAGCGTCAAGAAATTTTGCCAAAGTTCTTATTCTAGTTATTGTTGCACCTGTAAGATCATTACCTGTTGTAGTTTCATTTACAGTTAACAAAATTGCAGATATTAAACCTGTAGCATTACTTACAACAAGTTTTGGTCTTGGCAACTGTCCTCTTTGAAAAGCAAATCCTGTAGCCTCAACAGGAAATCTAAGATAGTCTTGTCCTTGCCATCTTATTTGTCCATTCGCATTCAAACTACTCCCTGCATGAAAATAGTATTTTTCCGTAGCTGATCCAGGGTTGCCCGAAGGATAATGAATACCTTCTTTAAGGGTTAAAATAAATAATTCGATTATTGCTGATGGATTTAAAGACTGAACATCGCTAAATGTACTGCTAAAAGAAACATATCTTACAGTATTATCATAGATAGTCTGCCCAATCGTTTTACCCCAACTTGGCTCACTAGAGCCTGTTGTACCTGCCTGAGTTACTTTGAAAAATAAACCATTATTTCTTCTTGAATCAGTTGGAGCTACAACTTGATTAAGACTTAAACTTGCACCAGCAGACCAAACAGTTGTCATTATGTTGTAGGTTCAAATACTTGTCTAAAAGTTGCTTGTATAGTTGCTAAATTCGGAAATCTCATATCCTTTGTCCATTGCTCACATACAAAAGTCATAGAAGATGACTCATTTGGAGGTGTGTATGTAAAAGGGTCATTATCTAAAGCACGAGCATCAAGAAAGGTTTCAATGGTATCTGATTCTGTTTCTGTAATATTTTTCCAAGTAAAACTGAATGTTTTAGGATTTTGATGTGCAGCAATTCCTAGATGTATACGATGTTCATAACCATCAGCAAATCTAACAATTCTATTATTTGGATTTGATGTTTTCTTTACAGGAAAACTAGGTTGTGGAGATGTTGGAAATGCTGGAATACTCATGCTAATAATCCTCCAGGTCTTTGTTGTTGTATTATTTCAGATTGTACTGCACTTGAAATAAGTAAACCAAGCTGTCTGCCTTGTTCTTCATCGCCTTCTACATTTGTCCCAGAAGCATCTACATTCACAACTACATTTCCAACACCACCAGATGCTTCAACCCCAAGTCTTCCTCCTTTACCTCTCTTCAAAGGAAGTATGGCCTCAGGTCCAGCTTCCCCAGCTAAACCCATTCCTTGTGCCATTGGAAAAATTACTGGCTTATCAATTACACCACCAGAGGCATAAGGTATAACTTTGTTTTGTGCAAAAACATTACCTTTTGCGCTCTCTACCACACCACCTTTTTCAAATCCTAAGAAAGATTTTAAGCCTGGAAATAATCCAAATAGTGCTTTAAAAAATAAAGCCTTAATTATCATTCTTTGTAAATCTTGTAATATTGATCGTGCTAACTCTCCAAAACTAGCTTTACCTGATACAGCAAGTTCTGCAAATCCATCAGCAAGTCTATTAACAGCACTAACAGCAAGTTCTCCAATATTTGATTTTAAATCCATTGCAGAATCTGCAACTTTTCTCAATTCTTCTTTAAAATTGAATGTTTCGTTTTTATTTTCTTGTAATTTTAGTTTTATTTCATCTAGTGTAAGCTTAAATTTTTCACCTTGTATTTCTGTCATCTCATCAAAAATTAGCTGTGCTTCTCTGTCAATTTCTAATTGATCAAATTTTTCTTGAGTTATTAGTCCTAGTTGTAACTGACGTTTTGCAAGTTTTTCATTTAACTTATCTTCTGAAACAGGATCATCAAAATTACTTGGTGTGTCAGCATCAGCATCTTGTTGATTTAAAAAGTCAGCACGTTGTCCTTGTATGAAATTAAATTGATCACGTTTGTCAGCTTGCAACATACTTGTATCAAACACACCTGTTTTCGCAAATCTACGTCTGCCTGTTTTTGTCATGGCACTAGTACCACCAACTTGCTCTAATGCAAATTCTTGTGCTTTTAATTCATTCGATGTTTCTCTATTACCTACAACTACTGTTTTAAAGAATTTAAGAATACCTGTTGTTGCCCTTGCAATCTGTGTAATAAATCCTTGTATCATTGCACCTACTGGTACAAATAAATCCCCAAATTCTTTTTGTAGTTCTCTTAATGCAACTGTCATTTTTTGACCTGCATCTGCTTGAGAATTTGCCATCTTTTCAGCAGCGTCAGCATGATCTTCACTAAGCTTGACAACAAACTTCATAACATCGTTAAGACCTACAGTTCCATCTCTCAAATCTTTCTGTAACTCAGGTAATGTTCGTCCTGTTGCTGTAGCAAATTTAACCACGGCTCCTGGTAAGCGTTCACCCAGTTGGCCTTGTAATTCTTCCGCTGACACCTTACCTTTACCGAAGATTTGCGACATTGCTCGAATCGCAGATTGAACATCTTCAGCATCTCCACCTGTTGCTTTAATAGCTTCAGATACACCCTTAAATACTTTTTCAGCATCATCTACATTTCCACCAGCACCAATAACAGATGCAGATAAAGTAGTAAATTGTTTAGTGGCTGATCCTAATGGGACATTCAATCTTCTAGATGTATCAGATATAATCTTCTGTGCTTTTCCAAATTCTTTCTGTGTTTTAGTTACACCTTTTAATGCAACTTCTAACTTTTGTATTTGTGCAGAATATTGAGCAGCAGCACTAGCTGCTTTTACAGTATCTATTGCACCTCCAATAGCAGCACCTGCGACAGCACCTGCTGGACCTCCTAAAGCAGCACCTGTAAGAGCCATTTGACCTGTAGCTCCAAATTGACCTGCCATAGAACCAGCCATTGCACCAAGTGCTGCTCTACCTCCAACCCCAAATTTAGAAGCCTTAAGTCTTCCAAACATTCCTTTTGGTTGTATTTGTGTAAATGATTTTAATTTTGCATTGTTTGCATCAATAGCAGCACCAAGATCCTTAAAATTTTTACTACCGATTTTTACTTCATTTCTAAGTGCTTTTAATGTTCTTTCTTTCTGCTTAAATTGATTTACACTTTGTGGTACGAGTGCAATTGTTGTTTTTATATTTTTATTTAAATTAGCTATACCACTTTTATTTAATGGCTTAAATGCTCTATCTAATTGTTTTAATGATCGTGTTAATCCAGTAAGATCTTCTAAACCTTTTAAATCAATTTCAATAGTAAATTTTTCTAGCTTCTTAGCTGCCACTCTTCTTCTCCTTATTGACCTCTCTTAGGACTACAGATTCCATAAGTTGTAAGCCCTCTAACATTTCTTGGCGGTTAGTTACATTGTAAAGGTCAAATAGACCTCCAGCAAGCAATAAAACCTCGTATTTTAATCCTACTACACCTCCAAAGGACATATTCCATTGTGTTTGTATTCTTAAAAACATCATAACAATTTCCCAGT